AATTAGAAACTGCAAGTACAAGGTCTGCGTACTTACACTATATTCTTTATCCATTAATTATTCCCCCATCGCAAGGCCATTATGGCGGCGTTTTCTTGTTCTTCAAAATTAAAAATCATATAATCTTCTGTTAGTTCTGTTTTATACTTGTTGCCTGGCAATCCAAATTCTTCTATTGCCCAAATGCAAACTTGGTCCCACCACTCACTTGTGTCCTGTCCAAGCCGCCAAACTACTTTTACTTTATACACACCATCGCCTTGCTAATAATTTAATCTTTAAAGGTGAGCTCTCAATCGCCAATAACACACTTTGTAGCACAGCAACTCGTCCAAACTGTCGTGCCGCATCATTGGCATCTTTAATGCCATCTGGCCAATCTGGAAAGCTCACACTCCAACCCAATTCTGCGGCTTGTAGTGCCAGGGTCATGCCAGCTCGATCTTTATCTGGTAACACCACTGGTTCGTTATCAATGTCTTCTATGATCTTTGCTTGTTCTGGGCTAATGCTATTGGTCATAACTGCAACACCATCTAAAGTCAGCGCATCATATTCGCCCTCAGTTACAATCGTATACTTACGCTGTTGACTTTGATGGTCTAAATTGAACACAAAGCTAGGTGGTCTACTTGTAATCATCTTTGCGGTTTTATTATCAGGTACATCACCTATCCAACGTGCTGTGTATCCTACAATCTTACCATCACTTATATAAGGTAGTATAACACGATTATCCATGCCTTGTATAGGGCTAGCACTAGTGTACCAGTTACTGAGTTCAAGTACACCTCTACTGTCAAGATACTCTGCGGCTTCTAAGTTTAAATCCCTAACAGTCCACGGCCAAGTTATTTCTGGCCATTCTGGTTTCTTATATGGTTCTTGTACAACTGTATCATCCTCAACTACCTGGTCCCACAGTTGAATCTTTAAACGCTGTATATCACCCTCGTCTATGCCAAACGTTCGCATCAGCTTGATTAGTTTAATACCTAATCGTTGACCCGGGCGCCATCCTGTTGTATAGCCACAGTTGAAACAATGGTAACCAACCTTGTCTTGATCAAATCTTAGGCCGCCGCGATGTTTAGTGTCTGGTCGTGCTTGACCATTTTGTACACACATAGGGCAGTTTAAAGTTAGCCAACCATTGGATGTTGCCTTTAGTGGAGGCAGGTGTGCTCTTAGTGTGTTCTCAACTATACTCATATAGAGTTAGTTTACACTCTTATTAGGACTTTGTCAAGTGTTCCAGCGTTGGATGGGCTATCAGTTTTGGCAATTCTCAACCAACGAACACCACCGTAGTAATTGTATGGGTCAATACCAGTGTATCCATTAAAGTTCAAAATTGAAGTAGTGTAGTCCTGTGGTTTCAAGTTTGCCCACAATGTTGTACCTGTTACTGTCTCATCTAAGGTACCTTGTACCTGTATTGAACCTGTCCAGTTTGTTGAGTATACGCCCACCGTGAATAAACTTATGTCTTTTCTAAAGTATTGTGGGCCATTTACAGCACTGGAAGTGTATATACCATCTGCATTAAGATACTCAGTAATTTCAAATGTGCCGCGACTTGTAGGTACAACAGCATCCTTTACCTCTACGTCAAACGCACCTTGCATGGCACGGTTCCAAGTAAGGGCAGTTTCTAAACCTTCAGCATTTATAAATGTGGCTCCTAACGCATAAATCCCACTGCCTTGTGTCATTAAGTCTCGAGCAAACACGGTTAATCTTGCTTGACCATTTTCGGCAACTGTTGGTACTGCTCTACGACGGAAAATTGTAGTTCCTGTTGTTCTATCCCACATTGTGATTGTTAGTTCTCTGCGTAATAAGCTAACGGGTCTACGATCGCTGCCAGTAATAGTAAGATCTAAAATATTATCTACACCTTTAAACCAGACAATTCGTTGGTCAGTGTAACCGGGTGCGTGTCTAGTGGTACTGTGTCCGGTACCTGCGCCTGCGTAATTTAAGGTTGCTGTCGGAATGCTTGAGTTAAGTGTTGCCATACAGTTATTTAGCAAACCCCCAATGTTTAAATTGCTAAGTATAGTTGATGGATAGTAAAATTAAAGAATTTCTAGAACGGTTCCCGTTTATGAGCTTGGTGCGATATGGTGACCAAGAATTAGTCGGAATTATACAAAATAGTGACCAAACAGTGGTCACTATGTACGTCTACAACTTGCTCAAAGATGAAATTGACAAAACGCTGTTTATTGAAATGGGCGAAGAATGGTGGTGGGGTAGTAACAGACTGCTTCCTATTAACATTGTTCTTAAAGAACCAATGCGTAGATTTGTGTATGCTCTTAAAACCTATAGTACCAAAGATTTTGAAATGCTACACGGGCACCAGACTAGCTTAATTAATGTGATTACCAAACGCACCAAACGCAGACAAATTAGTCTAGTGCGTAAAATGCATTAACTGAATCCGTAACTGATTTCTTCACAGATCAAATTCATTTGTGCCACAATGGCAACTGCATAAGCAGTGGCATGGCTCTTCTTAAAGTAGTACTCACCATTCTCTGGCTTGGTCCATACTTCCTTCATAATCGTAGTCCACGGCTTCCCAATCAGATAACGTTTGGCAGGGCGTATCATTGCCAAGACGGCAGCTAATTGTTCCACGGAAGTTGGGCAAGTCTTCTTCAGTGTATCCACATGCCCGTTCAAATGAAATAAAAGATTCACAAAGTCCTCGTCTAATAGTAAATCCCATAATGGCTCCTGGTTTGCTAGTCTATTTAACTCTTCTTTGCTCTTGATGCGTTGGTATAAGCTTACATTAAGCAAGTCAACTTTGAAGAAACCTGCTTCCTCTGCTTGTTGATAATCGATGTTGCACCAACCTGTGTATGGATTCACAGGAACAGGATGGAAGTACACTCCTGTTTTATGCTTTTGTCTTGTACCATTGGGCATCTTTAAGGCCGCTGGCACATGTGCCAATAATTTTAGCACTTGTTCTCTATCTGCAAAGTCTATGTCAACGTCTGGTTGGCTCATTTTAATCTACTTTTTATATAATCTAATATTTCAGCTTGTTGCTGTTTAATCTCATTTATTTCAGACTTGACTGAGTTAAGCTTTTCAATAAACTGCTCAAGTTTTATCTCTAAGCTTTCATATCGAGGGCCAGAGCCATTGTCGTGTTTAACCAGGCCACTTCTTCCTGATTCTTTTTTAATTTGTTTGTCCACCATTCTGTATCCACATGTTTTGCCACAGTATCAATTTGGCCAGGTTCCATTCTGTCTAATAATCGTTGTGCCGCATCAGTAGAATATATGATCCATGGACTAATTCTGCCCATGACTATTAAATTCATCCCTGTTGCTGGCGCAATTTTATTAAAGAACTTCTGCCAATCTTCTCCTGTTTGCTCACTCCACTCTTGTATTGCAAGTAAAGTACGTTCCAGTGCTCTTTCCGCAGTTTCCTTTTTTGCGGCTTCTTGCACATATAGCTGGTACGTTCCTGGTCTCTGCCAATCACTTAATCGAACTCCCATCTTAAAAAGCCACTGTATAAACTTGTCGCTTTCTACCGGTTTGAGGTCAATAATATAGTTAGCAAATTTCTTAAAGCCAATGTAATCAGGACTGCGTATAAAGTCCTCGGTGGTTTTGGCCTTCTTTGTATTAGGACTAACAAACTTCATAAAGTCAGTCCATACATTAAATGCCATGCGGCTATCCATGTCATCCTTGCACATCCATCTACGCTTTTTCTCACACATATGACTGCTTAAGGTGCGTTCGCGAGTAAATGTTTTTCCGCAAAATTTACATTGATAATCCATTAACATTATTTAAACAAACCTTTAAGATCTTTATTACCCGTGTTTTTGGAGATTGCAATATCTTCCAGAACATCGTTGCCATTTATAGTTCTAAACAGCTCAATTTCATCATCACTCATTGATGGGAACTGCTCTACTAACCAGGTTGCAAGTTTATCCTTCTTGCTATTTTTAGGAGGTATAAACTCATGCCGCATCTTGAATCCAAGACCGCATAAGGCCAAGACTCGCCAGCGTAGTTCTTCATGCTCACTTGTGGTAGCAATGTAGTCAATGTTGCTGTAGTCGTTTACATTGAGTAGGTACTGCTCTTGTATCTCTAAGTCACCTTGCACTTGACTTGCCCAACGTTGTGCCATAAACGTACTAAGCGACTTTACATCCTCATCACTTAGACCAGAGTAGTAGTCACCTTTACGCAAGTCAACAGCAGACATCACCTGTTCAATTGGTAACTTATATGTTGCTGACGCAGTTTTCTTTTTTGTAGCCATGCTACTATTTTAAAACCAAATCTTGTTTAAGTCAAGTACTTCTGGAATTTTATTAGTCTCTTTGATAAAGAAAGCACACATTGGACTTTTGCTTTTCTCTAATGGC